TCCATGACACTTGCCGGAACTGAAATAATCCGGTTGGAAGATTCTGTCTTCGTTTCTTTTGTGACAGCCTTGCCGTTGATCTGGCTGGTGCTCTTTGTGATGGAAAGGGTATTACGGGTAAAATCGAAATCGCTCCACTGCAGGGCAATCAGTTCTCCACGGCGGGCTCCACAGAAGAGGGCAAGGTTGAAAAATACCCGGTACTGGGTCGGAATCTTACGGCGTTCGGTGTAGTCTGATACGGTGTATGATTTTCCGGTATCGTCAACGCGGGTGTGCCCGTTAATACGTACCTCAAAAACGCTGTCCAGCGCCCTCAGGAAGGCTTCTGCCTGTTCCAGAGTAAAATACTTAATCTTCTTTTCTTTGCGGCTT